GTGTTAGCTCATCGAATCCGATGAAGCTATACTCTGCCGACTGGTACTGGTAAACGTCCGCTTCCCGCTCGCAGTACCCAAATTCCAGCACAGAGCCGTTGTTAAAGTACCAGCTTTTCTCGCTGGCAACGTAGCGGCACACCTCCCGAGGAAATTTNGCCAAAGACCGCTGGATCAACGAACGGTTCAGCTCTGGGAACGTGCGCCGCAAAATAAGACCCCGGATACCGGNGGTCTCGACCATCTGCATGAACGCTTCCCAAAGAAGCGCTTCGGACTTACCACCTCCCGCAGCGCCGCCGTACAAAATGATGTCGGCGGGGCAGGAGTGGAAAAGACGCTGCCGGGGTGTCGGGCTGTAGTAGTCCGTGATACTGAATTCTTTTCTCCTGCGACGGGAAGCTACACCCACAGCCACGNTTAATCCAACCTCTTGGGCCTCGGGATGTCCCCGAAGTTGATCTGAAAGGGAATCGGCCCTCCTTTAGGCCCTGTGATCTCCTGGCGATCCGTGAAGCGCTCATCTCTAGCTTTCAGCACAGCCAGGATCATCTGCCTGTCTCCAGTCACATAAGCCAGGTTCAGGGCGACCTCGTGCACCAAGTCCGTGCAGGACTGGTCTGCAAGCTCCTCCATATCAGCAANCTCTTCAATCTCACGCCACTCACGCAGCTTGCGGAGAGAAATGCCTGCAATCTGTGCGGCCCCCGAGTCTGTACCCTTCCAAGAACGAGCTTTCAAATACTTTACCATTTTTTCCCGTTCGGGATGATCAGGGAGGAAGTCATCAGGGACGATGAATCGGCTGCTAAAGTCCTGCATCAACTGCAGGGCATCCATCATCGCCTTCTTCACTTCGTTAATGGTAGCTCGGTTTTTGCTCTTCACATAGGCTTGCGACTTCTCTGCCATATGATCTCCCTCCAAAAAGAAAAGCCGAGCCGCAGCTTCATTGTGCGACTCGGCCTTTCCGGAGGCGACTGGGGGGACCCTGCCGAGTGTTCTACCGCTCCTTGAGTGCACCTTGGCAACCCCAGGATACCATAGGTTATTGCGTTTGTCAATCNGTATATAGATCTATGATACTACTATCTTTTTCCCAGGAGGNGGGATGGGGAGGGGNAAGTTGTGTTTCGGAGGTGGTTTAGGCTTAGACCTTTTCTTCCGTGACTTGTTTCCATAGCCATGTTTTTCCAACGCCGACCGGATCATCCCGTCTCTCATCGTCGGGTGAGGGTCGAAGTCCTTCCATGGCTCCAACAACACGCCCATATCGTTTGGGTTCTTTGGGTCGGGAAGGCCGATAGCACACCCACACTTCGGACACTCATACCAATATTCTTTCGGAAAAATACGTGACGGGACAAGTTCCGTCCCGTCTCGTGGGCAAAAGTAGATCACTGAGACCACCTCATTTGGTACTTCAGCCAGGCCTGGGTCGTAATAGGAAACAGTCTTTCGACGAAATCAAGCACGGCTTCGGCGTACTGACGGATCTCCCACTGGGCGTCATCGGCCAGCCGCTGGCTTAAGAAGTGCAAAACACTCTGGAGCGAGGCCGACCAGCGCCAAATGGTGTACATCCCGTAGGCAGGAAGGAAGAGCCTGGCCTGCTCTGGAGCAACTCCCGCTTCGAGGGCGAACTCGTAGGCTTCGAGGCCAGCGTCGATGATCCGCTGCAGGCGCTGGCCGAGTTCGGTGTTCAGGGCTTCATCGTTAATAACGCCGCCTGATCCCTGCTTTTTATTCTCCGGTGCCTTTCGCCAGATGTCGGGGACGTAGAACTCCGGCTCCATGGTGATATACCTGCGGCTTGCCTCTGACCAACCGGGGGTGGATTCGGTGTGGGCACTGGCGACAATGTAGCGCCACCACTGCCGGGCAACGAACAGCGGTGCTTTGATCTCAAAAGTAACGAAGCAGTGGCGCAAGGGGCTTGTGTGCTCCTCCCGCATGAGGAAGTCGAGCAGGCGCTCGTCCTTTTCGCTGAACTCTTTGGACTCCTTGGCGAAGGATGCTCTGGCGGCGTTCACTACGCTCAGGTCTGACCCCATGAAGTCAACAAGCCGGACGTATCCCTTGTCGAGCACAGAGATCCTAAGGCCGATCAAGGCATGCGGATTTAAACCTTCCATGTGGGTGGAGATGGACAACGATTGGGACCTCCTCAGCTTGGATTTGACCTCTTTGAAGTCCGGGGAAGAGGTCAACGCTTAGATTTCTTGCTCGATTTGCTCTTGCCAGCGTGTTTGTAGGCAATGGCCGCTGCCTGATCCTGTGGGTAACCCTCACGAACGAGCTTGCGGATGTTCTGGCTGATAACTTTCTGGCTCGATCCCCGCTTCAAGGGCATATGGATCACCTCCAATCAACTCAATCCGTCCCCGTGCTCCCAAAGCCACCTTCGCCACGGTCCGTCTGGTCCAGCTCGTCCACAACCTCCACCTGCACAGGGAGGTAGGGGACCACAAGCAGCTGTGCGACCNTGGTCCCGGCGGGAATCAAGGTAATCAAACCCCTGTCGAGGTACCGCAGGGGCAACTTAATCTCGCCCCGGTAGTCGGAGTCGATCACGCCGATGCCGTTCACAAGCTCGATCCCCATCAACGAGATCCCCGACCGGATCATCACCAACCCGACATAACCCTCCGGAATAGCAACCTTTACTCCAGTTCCTGCCAAAACCACCTCCCCTGCTTTCAGAAGCAGATCTTCCGTCACTCTCAGATCCAGCCCAGCAGATCCAGCCGTTTTCCGCACAGGGACAAGATCCGGATGCTCAACTTTGACTTGCAGCTTCACTTNTTCGCCTCCTATAAGCCATGCAGNTNCCGTCTTCACGAACCCAGCCGTCCGGNAGGAATTCGTANAANACATCACACTTGCCACGACCCGTATTCGGGTTGAGGATCAAAAACACACAGCCTTCACAATCCTCNGGCACCACCGTCAGTAGNCTGCGNTTCCTTTTGTTCATGACCAGAAGACCGTCCCACACCTCCTNCATTGACTGGGATNGAACGCCATGCACTTCCCGTCAAACCGACTACATCCATAAANGCTCTTATGAACGCCGCCGCAACTTGCGGGACGATTGCATTGCCCGCACCCCGCAGGAGAGCCACTCGTCCGGGTAGCCCATCAACCAGAGGCTCAAGGCCGGGTTTAATGCGCCTCGCCTTTCCGTCTGCACAGGGGATCCAGACGGAATCGTTCCATGGGTCATGACAAGAGAAGCTTGATCCCGAAGTTTGAGCTTCGGAGAATAGCCGTTCCTCTGCGCAAGAAGCACATCCATACTCCCGCCTTCGCCATCCGATGCGCTCGGGGTTCTCCACCCGGCCATCGTCGCAGTCCTGGCTAGAGATTTGTACGAACCGCTCGTTCGTGTCACGTTTTTGGCGTCGTCCACTATCGGTGTAGGCCACCCACCAAAGCCTCTGCCTGATGTGCGGCGCACCGACGCNCGCAGCNGGCAAATCGGCGGCCCCGAAGGCATATCCCATTGCTTCCAGGTCAGCACGTACTCCGGCGAGCCATNNACGTCCATCAGCGCTCGCANCCTGCTCTCCAAAGATAACTGGAGGTCGGCACTGGTCGATGAGCCAACGCCACGCCCACCATAAGGCCCTCGGGTCGTCATCCCCTTTTCGAGAGCCTGCCTGGGAGTAAGGTTGGCAGGGGCAGGATCCGGTCCACACGGGCCACTCNTCCGGCCATCCTGCGAGACGCAAGGCATACGCCCAACCGCCGATCCCGGCGAAGAAGTGGGCATGTCGGTATCCCACAAGCTCATCTGGACGTACATCCTCGATGCTCCTTTCATCAACCTCGCCGACTGGTATAAGACCTTCTGCCATAAGCTCCCGAAGCCACCCAGCGGCGTTTTTGTCGATGTCGTTGTAGTAGACCATGCTTTTCACCCTCGGCAGCGGGGTTGATTATGTGATAGCTACGGATATACTACGCTAGCTAGNGNAAGTTTGTCAAGAGGTTTTTTGGAAAATTAGATAGCAGAGGAGCGGGCGATGGATCGTTCCATCTGGGTGGGGGTATGGGGGTATAGTGGTGCAGGGTGTGGGGTGAAGAGGAGTGAGTTGTGCGTGCGTAGGGGGTCAACCTGGATCGTGTGCGTGCGACGCATCGTTCCATCGAGGACCCGCCACCCCCCGGCCCGCCCTCGCACATGCGCACATGCGCCCATACACACACGAACGCCCTCCCCTGGGCCGCCGGCCCATGCTAGCATGTCACCATGAGGCGCAAAAAGTGCTTGACACACTTTATACACCTATGGTACTATATACCCAAAGAGACCACGCAAGGAGGCATATCACATGCTCAAGCGATTTGCAAAGGAGTACATGCACTTCGCCGTTGGCATCGACGATAAACTCTGGAAGGAGTCGTCGATCTTTGAGAAGATCGGACATGTAATAGCAACTGCCATAATCACCTTCTTCTACGTCGTCATCCCAATCGTCGTCTTCACACTCACCATCATTATGATGCTTGAAGGATAGGAGGGCGACAAAATGAAGGTCAACATGGAGCTTACGCAAGCAAAAACTGAACATCCCCTGATCACGGAGGCCCGGTCGTGGTTGCTGGACTGTTTTGAACACGTGGAAGGAGCGGCTGAGAAGATCCGGAGCATGACTCCAGAACAACTCGTAAGGACGGTCAACAAGTACTTTAAAGGAGGTTGGGGCGCTTTCGTAGATTGCTCATACTGGGCATACGAACAATGGTACAGCAAAAGGGATTGACAACTCATAAGGTATTATGGTACTATGGAGACACAAAACCAAATCAGGAGGGCAACAACATGTACATCAAGACGCTTTTCAAGGACTACCAACTCAAAAGGGCGGCTCTGATCCTGGCTGAGCAACGCCGCCAGCTCAGGGAAAAGCCTGGTGACGACCTGCTCTTTGCGCAGGTTGTCGGAATGACGCAGCTAGCATATGAGCTGTTTAACGACTACGATTTGAAATTCCTGTACGATTACTATTCCCACAGGTTGGATCAAC